TATTGGATGCTCAAAAACAAATAATAGAGTTACAAACAGGAACAACATTAGCTAACCCACAATAATGGCAGCAGAAATTATCCAAATAGATACCCAAGATTTTACCTCTCAAACATATGGAGGACAAGATACGAATTTAATTTCAACATTTGATTTAAGTACTTCTTTTACAACTTCAAGTTATATAGAATCTTTTATATATGATAATAATCGTAATATAATCACTTTTGATTATAATTTTACAGATTACACTATACAAAACGATGGTCAATCCGCAGGAAATAATGGAAATGTATCTCAAATAACAGTAAATCCTGAACAATTTCTTATAGATAATGGATTTGATCAAGGTGAATATATAACATATTTTAACTTTTTCAATAAAAAAATAGGTTCAGAACTCCAGCCATTATATATAGCTGAAATATCTTCAGATAGAACTGAGGTACGTTTAGATAGTACTACACTTTCTAATTTAGATATAGTTGAACAAACTACTCAATTTGTACAAGAAAGAGAAACTAGTACTTATTTTTTAGATTTTTATTTAAATTTTGGAGATAATCAATTATCTATAGCTAATAATATTCGGTTAGATAACACTGATCCAAATAACCCAACAGTACTTGTTAAATTATACGAACCTCTTTTAGAGGAATTTGATATAAATTCTACATTATGGGTTGTAACTACTCTTGAAGAACCAATAGCATATCAAGTTATTTTTGAAGACGAACCAATTATTTTTGTTGATTTTGAAAATATAAGTGGTCCTAATTTTAACATAGATTTAAAAGATAGAGTAAATAATTCTACTCAAAATGTATCATATACTGATTTAATAACAACATCACTAACAAGTTCTACTCAACAATTAAATAGCTTACTTGAGGAAAAAGAAATTGATGTAAATGTAGATTATACTTCGTTTGAAAATTTTATTCATTTTAGTTCAGTCCAAACTCGTTTAGAAAATTTTTATTCCAAAATCCAATTAATTGAACAGTATTCCTCTTCTATTGCTATACTAAATAATGCAACAAACTCATCATCCTCTATTAATAATAGTAAAACGATATATGAAAGTAAAATAAATAATATTATAACTAACTTTGATGGTTATGAGTATTTTTTATATTATGAAAGTAGTTCATATGCTTGGCCTAAAACAAATTCTCAAAAACCATATGAATTAGCCAAATCAGATAGCACAACAGTTTTAACTTGGATTGGAAGTGCTGATGAATCCAATTCATATTTTGGAGGTTTACTCTATACAGCTTCATTGTATGATAATGAAAATAAAGATAATCTTTATTTTTCTATCCCAGAATATTTAAGAGAAGATCCAAACAATGACCAATATTTATTGTTCATTGATATGGTTGGGCAATTTTATGATAATATTTGGATATATTATAAAGAGGTAACTCAAAAATACAATGCTGATAACCGTTTAGAATATGGTGTTTCAAAAGATATAGTCGCTGATGCAATACGTGATTTTGGAATTAAACTATATCAAAATAACTTTTCCAATGAGGATTTATACACAGCATTTTTAGGTATTACACCAAATGGTGGTTTATTTCCATTCCCAAATATAACAGGATCTTTACCTACCCCTTCAGGATTTGAATATGTTAATACTTTAATATCAGCATCAAGTGATTATATACCATTAGACGATGTAAATAAATCGTTATATAAACGCATTTACCATAATTTACCATACCTACTTAAATCAAAAGGTACTTTACCTGGTTTGCGCGCCCTTATTACTTCATATGGTATTCCTGATACTATATTGAGGATAAACGAATATGGTGGTAAAGATAAAGTAAATTCAAACGATTGGGATTATTGGCAAGACGAATTTAATTATGCTTATTCAACTAATGTTGGTTCTTATATTTATACTCCTTGGGATGTAAATACTAATTGGAATTCACCAGATGATGTTCCTTCAACTGTAGAATTTAGATTTAAGACAAGAGGATTTCCTGGTGACTCATCTCCATTATCCCAAAGTTTATGGTATACTAATGGAGATGTAGCTCTTAATTTAATTTATACCGGTTCAGGATATGTTAGTGGTTCATACAGTGGTTCTATAATAAACCCATATTATCAATATGCTAATTTAGTTTTTTATCCTGATTATACTAATTATCCTAATTCAACGGCTAGCATATACTTACCTTTCTTTGATGGTGGTTGGTGGTCAGTTATGGTAACTAGAAATGGAGATGATTTTGGTTTATATGCTGGAAATAAAATGTACGAAAGTGGTGAAAATAATACTACTTTAGGATTTTATGCAACTTCTTCAATAAATGAGGATTCATCAGCATGGGTTAATCCTTCCCAATCTTCTATATTTGGTAACTTATTTAAATCAGATATTGTTGAATTTGAAGGTTCATATCAAGAAATAAGGTATTATAAAAATGCTTTAAGTGAAAGTGTATTTAAAGACTATATAATGAATCCTTATTCAATTGAAGGAAATTCATTAAATAGTTCCCCAAATGAATTAATTTTTAGAGCTACTTTAGGTGGAGAACTATATACTGGATCAGTATCTGTACATCCTAAAGTAACAGGATCATGGAATACTACTAGTTCATTTACTTCAAATAGCAATTTTACTTTTTCTGGCCCTTATAAATTTGTACCAAACACAGAATATTTCTTTTACGATCAACCAATAGCAGGTATTAAAAATACTATTTCAGATAAGATTAGAATAGAAAATAATGTATTACCTGAAGGAAATACTTTATCACCATTTATGTCATTATCTCAAATGGCAAATGTGTCTCAAAGCTATACTCAAAATATTAATTATTTAGAAGTAGCTTTTTCACCTCAAAACGAGATAAATGAAGATATAATGGATCAAATTGGTTCATTTAATATAGGTGAATATATAGGTGACCCAAGATTAAGATCATCCTCTGCAGAATCATACCCTGCATTAGATCAATTACGAAATGAATATTTTCAAAAATATACTTCAAATTATAATTTAACTGATTTTATTCGTTTAATTAAATTCTTTGACAATTCATTATTTAAAATGATTCGAGATTTTGTACCTGCACGTACAAGTCTTGCCTCTGGAATTGTAATTAAACAACATTTACTTGAAAGAAATAAATACCCACAACCACAACTAGAATGGGAAAATTTAGACATTTCAGGTACTATAAAACCAACTTGGAATGATTATGAACCTGGAACAGTAGAAAATTTTAGTGGGGGAACAGGTGGAACAATGGATGCATTTAATTCAATTTTAAATACATCTCAAAGCTGGTACGAAACTATACCTACAATTTCAGGATCAGTACTTGTATTGCATGATAATCAAGATGAATTTTATGACGGTGAATTTAGTGGATCTGTAATATTAGTTACTGATGGAACACTAAATGAAGCATATCCAATAGAAAATTTATCATTTGATTATACTCCTGTAAGATATAGTTTCCTAAATTATGGATTTGGTTCTGATTCTCGATTTGCTGAAGATCAATTTTTAAACTCTTTAACCGTACCTAATCAAGGTGAAATTTTAATGTTGCGTCCTTGGAGAGATACTCTTTATATCCCCAATCCTATAATAATTACAGGACCTTCATATGTAAAAATACATAAGTTTGATAATAATGGAATAAATAATTCAATTGCATTAGGACAAGCTACCCAATTATTAATAAAATATTCAACACTTGACCCATACTATACTTTAAAAATCCTTTCAATAAATGAATATCCATCATATTATTTATTTGAAGTAAATACCTTAGGAAGTAACACAGCAGATAATTACATTTTAGATTATAAAGTTTCTGCATCAATAGTTAATTCTTTTACATTTACTAATTCAACTCCTTCTGTTTCATTTTTTCCAACAGAAAGTATAGATATTTTAAATTTATATAATTCTTCTTCTGGATTAATAACATTTAATAATACCCCAAACATCCCTGTAATAATTTCTGCTAGTATAGTTTTATCTACAAATAATACACCTCAATTTGGAACTTTTTCTTTAAGAAAAGGGAATGATCCATCTGTAGCTGGAACATCTGCTGGAATTGATGATAGTATTACAATTACTAGTACTCCAACAACATTTAATATTTCTGGGATTATATATCCTATCAATGGGGAGAGTTATTATTTAAGATATTCTTATGGGAGTGGAGGATCTCCATTTACTAATACTGTAGCTAATCTACAACTTCAAATTACCCAAAGCACAGCCCCTTCAGCTGCTGAAAATGATCCTATTATAATTGAACCATATGTCACTACTCCAAATTTTTATAATAGTGATGGGAATGCATTATTGAATAACGCATTTGAATTAAGAGATAGTTCATACTATATGGATGTTGACTACTCAGCGGGATTAACAGAACCTGTTAATTTTTACCAATTAATAAGTGGAAGTGCTACTAGAGCAAAAGTACAAGATTCAAATTACACCTCAAAACGTGTAGTTATACCTAGATATTTAGGTTCAAAATCAACTTCTCAACAATTAAATACATGGACTGAAAATGATACAGGAACATATGGTAAATTACCAACTATTGAAAATTTAAAATCTTTTGTTGCTTATGGTTATATGGACGGGAGTTATGCCCCAGAACGAATGAATACTTCTGTTTTTAGAATTAAATATTTAATTGATCAAGACGGAAATATTTCCGCCCCAAATATATCAGATGTTTCTTTACCTACTGTTCAACAAAATTTCCCAACTGGAGATAGATTTAGATATGCTTCTATTCTTGGATTATCTAGTGGAGGAGGTATTGAAAATCAATTTAGAAATATAATTAGAGGAGGATATAGAATTGAACCTATTTTATATACTCAATCAGGAAGTGCTCCAAATGCTACTTGGAATACAACAATGAGTTTTGAAGATATTATCCCTTCTGATCAAGGAGCTGTGGGAAATTATACAGCTTTATTTAAAAAATTGTCTCAAAATTTAACCCCTCCCGGAACTGAAAATTTAGTAACATTTAACACAGCAACATATGGGGGTACTTATTTAAATTCTAATGGTTATCAAGTTCCTTTAAATGCTGTACAAGATGGTGTTAATTTAATATTTGATATTAATTTAAATGTCATTACTGAAGCTTTTATTTTAGCAGCTCCTTATCAAATATTAGTAGGTAGTTCTTTCCTTCAATCTCATGTAGTTTCAATAAAAAATACTACTACTAATACCGAAATAGCAACTACCACAGTAGATATAGGAACAGGAAATATTGATTTGCAAGTAACAGTAAATAATGCTCAACTTAATGCAAATGATGTTTATAAAGTTTATATTACATGGAATAATAATCTTAATGCCGATCCAATCTTTAATATAACATCTACAATAAATCCTAATAATTCTTATTTTAAAGTTTCCCAATACCCATTATATACTCAACCCATAACTTCATCAGGAACCAATACAATATGGGGTTATCCAGATCCAGGAAGTTATCCGTATGTTATAACCTCTTCAAATCAAACATTAGTTGAACTATATGATTCAAATGTTAAACAAACTGATATAACAGGATCTGGTTTTAATCCAATAGCATTACCATGGTCTATAAAATATGGAGATGAATTTAGATTTGAAGGTAGAGAAGATTTTACATATACTGTAGGAAAAATATTTACTCCTGCTGATAGTGGATCTGGACGTTTATTTCAAACAGGATCTATTGAAGTCCATTTCGATAAAAATCTTCCAATTAGTGCAAGTTCCTCAGCATTTAATTTAGATCATTTCTTAATTAGAAGATATGTAGAAGATTCTTCTTTAATAATATTTGAAGGATTTAGACCTACAGGAGGTGGAAATCCTAATTCATTTATTATTACACCTGAATATGTAATTCCTCAATTAAATAAAAACACTGATGAATTTGTTACACTTCTCACCGAAAAAGGTTTGATTGGTTAATATTTATTAGTATAATACATGAACATAATATAAAACAATGGGATATTTAAATAATCAAGTTGTCACAGTTGACGCTATATTAACAACAAAAGGTAGAGAACTTTTAGCTAGAAATGATGGTTCCTTTAGAATTACACAATTTGCTTTAGCAGATGATGAAATAGATTATACTTTATATAATCCAACTCACCCTTCGGGTTCTGCATTTTATGGTGAAGCTATTCAAAATATGCCACTATTGGAAGCATTTCCAACAGAAACCCAAATTATGAAATACAAATTAGCTACTTTGCCTCGTGGAACTGCTAAATTACCTGTACTTGATTTAGGATATTCTGGAATTACATTACAACAAGGAGCTTCACTTTCTATAACCCCTCAAACTTTAAATTATTTAGGTAATACCCAAACATTCGAAACTAGTGGTTACTCAGCAACTATTTCAGATGTTCGTTTAATGTCTACATTCACTGGTATTGGTATTAATACTACAGCAGCAACTACAGCCAATTCAACAACTACATTAGGAACTAATGTTTCTACAACAGTAATAGGTTCTCAATTTAATTTAAGAGCAACAACAGTTAATACATTATTTGGTTCAAATACTCAACTTGCTGCTACATTAACTGTAGTAGGTTTAGATAGTGGAGCTAGATTAACTATTCCAATTACAATTAATAAAGTTCAATAATAAAAAATAATATATAATGTCATTTAAAAGATTAGATCCTGAAGATTTTGTGGTAAGTAGTGATTCAATTACTTCTACGTTATGGTCAACTGGAACCCCTACTTTAACTTCCTTTTTTACTTCATCTGTTCAAGTTGCAAGCTCAGCAGGAAATTATTATTATAGTGTATATAATACTTCTTCTGCTGATCAAGAAGTCCAATTTGATATAGTATATGCTGATTCTGTAGGAAGTGGAAGTGAATTATATAATTCAATTGTTCCTGGTAATTCATACACTAAAACAATGTATGGTCAATACCGCTCAATGATTTTAGAAGATGAAAATGCTAATTTTATTTTTGGAACAGGAAATAATGTTTTAACAGGAAATAATTTTTGGGTAATATCTATTGAAAGAGCAAGATATAAACAATCATTGTTCCCTGGATCTTTAAATTTAGTCCTTTCAGGTTCAGGGAATTTTAAAACAATTACCTTAACAGATAATTCCCAAGATAACCCAGTAAATACATTTATTGGTTCTTCTAGAGTATTCCAATTGATTTCAGGATCTAATGGTACTGCTGGAACTTTAGCTAATAGCGGGTATGTAGCTGGATCAGGTTCATATGGTTTAGTATTCCCTGATTTAGGAACAATTATATTAAACCCAGCTGCAATTTCCCAATCAATACATGTTGCTCCTAGTCGTTCAAATAATTCAGATGGTTTAAACAATCGACGCTTATTTAATTCTATTAACTTAGGAGACTCATTTGCATTAAATTCAGAGGAAACTATTACATCTGACTATGTATTTGTTAGAGCAAGAAACAGTGAATTTAATTATTCAGAAAATCCATCATTCATATCAGGTTCTACAGGTGAGGTAATTTACGATAATTTTATTAATGCTCCTCAAGTTTATCTTACAACTGTAGGAATGTATAATGATTCAAACGAACTTTTAGCAGTTGCTAAAATGTCAAGACCATTATTAAAAGACTTTACAAAAGAAGCTCTAATTAGAGTAAAACTTGATTTTTAAGAATGAATGAGCGTCTACAAACCATTCATAACTTCTGACGTTATCGTCTCACCTTTTAAGGTAAATAAATTATTTACTTTTAAAGGTGCTTCTGAATTAACTTCTTCAAATGTAGGAATTGATAGGTATATTGGAAGAAATATTACTTCATCTTTATGGGTTTCTGGTTCATACCCTACAGGACAAATTAATACCCAAAATGAAATTTTAGTATATCGTTCTATAAGAGAATTATATTACTCAAATTATTTAACTAGCCCATCAGGTTCTCTAGCAGGTACAGCTTCATTTAATACAGATGGAACTATTACAGGCCCAGCTTATACTACAAATTACTACAATTATCTTTCAACTACTCTACCAACTTATAGATATATTCCAACATCATCAAATGCTACAATAGGTGTAATATCAATTCCATCTAATTTATTTGGAGAATATTTAACCCCAACAACTGTAACTTTAACCTCAGCAAGTATAACTTTACAAGATGATGGATTAGGAAATATTATTTCAGGTTCAACAAACGTAGGAAATGTGATTTATGAACATGGGGTGATAATATTAACTAGTGGTTCATTTATTAATAATTTTATATCATCCTCAAACATAACGTGCTCATTTCAAAGTACAGTTACCATATATGAATCTCAATATAAATGTACTATTAGACAAAATGAGTTTAATTTTTCACAAAACCCAACTTTAGTTTCTGGAAGTTCAAATAGCGGCATAATGTATAATTTTGCAACTGGTTCTTATTTTGATCCATATATTACAACAGTAGGTTTATACAATAACAGTTATGAACTTATAGCTGTAGCAAAATTAGCACAACCCTTACCACTTTCATCTGTAACAGATACAACAATATTAGTTAATTTAGATTTATAAATTTTATGTCAAATTGGTTTTATAATGGTAAATGGATAGAATCCATTGAAGATTTTCCTCAAGATACTTACGGTTTTATTTACATAACAATACATGAACCCTCAGGTAAAGCATATTTAGGTAAAAAAGTACTATACCATAACGTTAAGAAAAAATTAACAAAAAAAGAATTAGCTGAACAAACCGGCAGAGGAAGAAAATCAACTACCCAAGTTGTACAAAAGGAATCTGATTGGAAAACATATTATGGCTCAGCTAAACCCATACTTGAGTTAATAAAACAGGGAAAGCAAAAAGACTTTACTCGTAAAATTTTATGTACTGTTGAAAATAAAAAACTTTTAACATATTATGAGTGTAAATATCTATTTCAATTAGGTGTTTTAGAAAACCCAGATGAATGGATAAACGATAATATACAGGGACGTTTTTTTTCTAAAGATTTTATTTCTTGATATTTTAGGTAAATTCTCTAATATGTATAATAAAATATATGATAGGAATATATAAAATAACAAATCCAAAAGGTAAAATTTACATAGGTCAAAGTATAGATATTGAACGAAGATTTAAGGAATATAAAAAACTTCAATGTAATCAATCAATAAAACTTTTCAATTCTTTAAAAAAATATGGTATTGAAAATCATATGTTTGAAATTTTAGAAGAATGTCTGTTAGAACAATTAAATGAAAAAGAAGAAAACTATATTCTTTTATTTAATAGTCATGTCCAAGGCTTAAATATAAAATTAGCTTCTAAACCATCATGGACAGGGAAAAAAAGACCAGAACATAGTAAGTTTTTAAAAGAAAATGGAAGTGGGTTATCATATAAAAGAACTCAAGAGCATAAAGATAATTTAAGAAAAAAATTAAGTGGGAAAAGATTAAGCAAAAACATCTGTGAAAAAATATCTCAAAATAAAATAGGTAAAAAAACTAAAAAAATTATATGTTTAGAAACCCAACAAATATTTAGTAGCATAAAAGAATGCAGTGAATTCCTTAATATTAGTAAAGGATGCATTTGTTCTTTTGTAAAAGGAAAATACCCATATCCTAAATTAAAAGGGTATACTTTTAAATACTATTAAAAAAGATTTTGTTACCCAAGAATAAGATTGTATCTTATATTTATGGTAAATGAACTACTAGTTAATTTAGTAAATTCTGTTTTAGGAGTAGGAAAACGAACCGCAAGAGGAAATCAAGCCTATACGTGTCCATTTTGTCATCACCATAAACCAAAACTCGAAGTTAATTTTACTGAAAATAGTCAAGGAAATAATCCTTGGGCGTGTTGGACATGTGGTAAAAAAGGTAAAACTATAAAAAGTTTATTTAAACAAGTACAAGTAGATGCTACCTATTTTCAAGAACTAGGCAAACTTGTAAAAAATGTTTCTGTAGAAGATATAGGAGAAGTAAAACAATCATTACTTGAATTACCAAAAGAATTTAAAACCTTTATCAATAATAAAGATATTATAGCAAAACATGCTTTAAGTTATCTTAAAAAAAGAAATATTACTAAACAAGATATTCTTAAATACCATATTGGATATTGTGATTCAGGCCAATATAATAACATGATAGTTATTCCATCGTACGATGGTAATGGTAAATTAAATTATTTTACCGCTAGATCATTTGAAAAAGATCCATACACCAAATACCGTAACCCTGAAACGTCTCGCGATATAATACCGTTTGAATTATTTGTTAATTGGAATTTACCTATTATATTATGTGAAGGTCCTTTTGATGCAATAGCAATAAAACGAAATGCTATACCATTATTTGGTAAAAATATACAATCTAATTTAATGAAAAAAATTGTTACTTCTAAAGTACAAAAAATATACATTGCATTAGATACTGATGCTGTTAAACAAGCTCTTGGTTTTTGTGAACAGCTTTTAGACATTGGAAAAGAAGTTTATCTTGTAGAAATGCAAGGAAAAGATCCAAGTGAAATGGGTTTTGAAAACTTTACCAAACTAGTACAAACAGTTTCTCCTTTAACACAATATAATTTAATGGAGAAAAAATTATATACAATATGAAAAAAAGGAACATTAAAAAGTCCTATGATCGAATTTTAGAAATATCTGACGATGCACAACAAATAACTTTACCTGATTCCCGTTATTATAGAAGAAATGGAAAATATTATCCATCTGTAACATATGTTTTACAATATTATCCTAAAGGAAAATATTTTGAAGATTGGTTAAAACAAGTAGGTAATAATGCTGATTATATTGTTAGAAAAGCAGCTGAAGATGGAACCCAAGTACATAACTTATGTGAATCTTATTTAAATAATGAAGAATTAAACTTCTTATCCTTATCAGGTGACCCTAAATATGATGTCAATATTTGGCAGATGTTTTTACGCTTTGTTGAATTCTGGGAGACTTTTAATCCTATATTAATAGAAACAGAAGTACTTTTATTCTCAGATGAATGGAAAGTAGCAGGCACGTGTGATTTAGTAGTTGAAATTGAAGGTAAAAGATGGATATTAGATATCAAAACATCTAATCATTTACATACTACATATGACTTTCAAACAGCAGTTTATGGGAAATGTTATGAAGAATGTTTCGGTAAAAAAATAGATCATCGTGGTATTTTATGGCTTAAATCTTCTAAAAGAGGTCCTAAAAAAGATAAAATGCAAGGTAAAGGATGGGAAGTAATTGAATCTGCTCGTACATATGAAGAAGACTTAAACTTATTTAAAACAGTAAAGACTATATTTGACTTAGAAAACCCTAACCATTCCCCATCATTTACTGAATTTAGAACTACAATTAAAAAAGAGCCGTAATATGTATAATCATGATAAAATTATCTTATTTATTAAATGAAATATATGCTGAACCTAGTAAATTTAATTACCCACCATTAATTAAATCACTTACTGAGTATATGTTAAAAAAAGGAATGAATATTCGCCCTTTACCTAAAGTTAAATTTAATAATAATGATATTAAAAATGCTCAAGATTTTTTTGGGAAAACAGCATATTATAATCCGAATAATAAATTGATAGTTTTATACACTTATGGTCGTCATCCAAAAGATATAATGCGTTCATTCTCACATGAGATGATTCATCATATGCAAAATTGTGAAGGACGTTTAGATAATATTTCTACTACTGATATTAATGAAAACGACTATTTATACGAATTAGAAAAAGAAGCCAATACATTAGGGACTATGACATTCAGAGAATGGACAGACTCGTTAAATTCTTAATAATTAAATATGTCAGATAACGTTTTAAAAAAACAATTCCAAAAACGTGACGTTGAACGTCTACGTAATCTTGTAAAAGGTAAACATGGTGATCGAACCACAGTTGGGATTGGTTATAATGGTGAAACCCAAGAAGAACATAAAGAAGGTGATGTTTGGGAACAAAGTGGAAAAACTTGGACTATTAGGGATGGTATTAAAGAAAATATTACTAAACTAGATAAATTTAAAAAAACAGCAGTTCCTTTATTTTGTCCCGAGTGTAAACAGATTATGGACAAACAATTAGACCCACATTATTTTAAATCATATAATCATTGTTTAGATTGTAGAACAAAATTTGAAACCCAACTTAAAATAGAAGGTAAATGGCAGGACTACGTTAATTCTACATTTAATGCCGAAATAGATAAACAAATAGAAGAATATAAAAGTTATTTTGAAAATATCCTTTCAGAAGGAAATCAAAACTATGTTTCTGAAAATGGTGAAATTCAAAAATGGGTTGGTGGAATAGATAAAGAGCGTGCTCAAAATGCTTTAGATGAAATGGTTAAACACTTAAATTCTTTAAAAAAATGACAACTGTTGGAGTTACAATAATTGTAGCATTAATTACTGCTGTGATTGGACCTATTATAGTTAACTGGGTTAAATTAAAAATGGAAAATAAAGATGCTTCTACCCCGATGAGAGATGCTCTTGAAACTTCTACACTAATTGATACTCAATTAGAACAAATAATGGAAGAACTAGAATGTGATCGAATTTGGATAGCCCAATTCCATAATGGAGGTTATTTTTATCCTACAGGCAGATCAATCCAAAAATTTTCTATATTCTACGAAAAATGCACCCCTGAAACCCCAACAATTCAAAACACATTCCAAAATATTCCAGTATCTTTATTCCCCAGAGTATTATCTAAAATATACAAAGATAATGAATTATCAATTGAGGATGTTGAAGCAGAAGAAGATACATATGGTTTAGAATACATAACAACTCAATTTGGTACTAAATCAATTTGTATGGTTGGTTTACATAGTTTAGATAATCACTTAATAGGTGTATTAGCTATTTCATTTCAAAATCCCCACCATATTACAAAAGATGAATGGATTTATGTAAGACAAAAAGTAGGAGTTGTAGGAACATTACTTTCCGAATATTTATACACGACTAATAAAAAATAAAATGGCAGATAATTTTGATTTAAAAAAATTCTTAAAAGAAAGTAAAGCTATTGAGAATTTAAATCTTATACTAAAAAAAGACAATCTTAGTGAATATAACATACGTGGTAAAATCCGCGAAATGATTTTAGCTGAATTAGGTGGAGGAGAAGATTATGAATTAGAAGACAGAAAATCTCAATACGGAATAAATCCTGAAATTGAAGATGAAGATTATTCTGATTATTTCTTTGATATAGACCAACCTGAAGAAGATCTTGGTGAAGCTAAAAAGAAAAAAGATAAAGAAGTAGAAGATGTTGAAACAACTGATGTTGAAGCAACTGACACAACTGAAGAAGTACCTGCTGAAGACGCACCTGCTGAAGACGCACCTGCAACTGGTGGTTTAGAAAATGTAGCAGCTAATATGGAAGGTACAGAATCTGAATTAATGGGGCATTTAATGGATGCTCTTAAAATTTCCAAAGGTATGAACAATGAAAAACTTGAAACACAAATTGGAAATACACTTAAATTTTTCGTTAGCGAATATATTGGAAGTGGACAAGAGTAAATAATTAAATCTATATAAAAATAAAATCTATGAACACAACAGAAATCTTAGAAACAATTAAAGCAGAAGTAGCTATTTTAGAAACAGAACATGCAAAATCTTCAAAAGCAGCTCGTAGTAGAGCACGTAGTGCAGCTAACACAATTAAAAAATTAGCGGCTGAATTTAAAAAAACTTCAACTGCAGAAGATAAAGCGTAATGCAAAAAAAAAGAACCAAATCAACTATTGAAAAATCCAACGGAACTTCTGTTGGATCTTTTGGTTCTTTAAATGAGGGTTTCATCCCTAATGATGAGCAGTCCCAAGAAATTATAGATAAATTTAAAGCTATTATTAACACTCGTTTAGATAAATTATATGATACTAAAGGAGCAGATGGAGAATTATATGCTTATGGCACCGCTGTTAATCAAGTAAAGAAAAAAGCAGAACAACCTAAAGAAGCACCTGCTGCTAAGAAAACACCCGCTGAAGAAACACCAACTGAAGAACCAATGGATAAAGATCAAAAATTAAAAGAAATGATTCAAGCGGCTTTATCTAAGCCATTATCTGAAAAGAAAAAATCAACAGCATTTACCTCAGAATATGATGATAAATTCACTGATAAACGTAAAAATTTACCTGATGGATTACAAAAAGCTATTTTAAAAAAACAAGGTAAACTAGACGAATTTGAAACAGGAGAAGAACTAATTGCAGACGAACCAATTTCAGAAGATCTTGATTTAGGTCATCAAGATGATGAACCACATATGATCAAAGGTGAACTTTATAAAATTGCCCAAAATGCAATGGCGTTATATAACATGTTAAAACCATTTGATAAATCAGATCAAGAAGTTGACTTACCAGCTTGGTGGCAGTCTAAAATTACAAAAGCATGTACTATGTTAGGTAGCGCAAGAAGTTACCTTGAATTTGAGTTAAAAGAACCTCAAATTGATGCTATGGTAGATGCAGTTTCTGGAGAAGAAGCAATTAATGAAAAATTTGCTAGTAAAGCCCAACAAAAATATCTATACGCAACTAACCCAAAAGCCGCGGAAGAATTAGGATCTAAAATGACTAAAAAAGATTATAAAAATTTACCTGAAAAAATTAAAGAAGCTATTTTAGCTAAACTTAAAGAATCTAAAAGCGAATATGCTCAAATTGAAAAGAAAATTTCAGATTTACAAGCAAAAGGAAAAAATGCTGGTGATCCTGAAATGCAAAAATTAATCAAAAGAAGAGCTGAATTAGAAAAATCTAAAAAATAATGACTCGCGACCAACTAAAAAATAGAATCAGAGGTTTAGTTAAACAGGTGTACACTGTAAATAGAATAACACCTGAGGAAGCTGCTCAATATGATGAGCTAACTAAATTCCCTGAACTTAAAAAAGTTATAGTTGATTTATTAACAAACGAATACGATAATTTTCTAGATTCAATTGATTGGGTATCACCACGTCCTACCACATTTAGAATTAATTTAAAAAATGGACAAAATTTTTATTTAATTTATGGTAAACGTAGTTGGATAGCTCAAGTTGAAGGTAAAAAATATTACTTACTTAATCTACCAGAGGAAGAAAGAGCAGCACAAGCTATTGCTCGTATGTTAAGATACGGAACAAAAGAAGAAGCCGGAGCAACAGAAACAGGTGGAGCTGAACCAAGTGAAACACCACCAGCAGAAGAAACACCAGCAGAAACACCACCAGCAGAAGAAACACCAGAAGTATAATGAATATATTAGAACAATTTTTAAATAATATAGCATATAAATTCCCTAAGGGTTATCCTGATATCAATGATAAACAGGATATGTTAATGATAGAAAATGAGCTAAAAAAATTAGGTATTGATTTAAATGAATTAGAATCACGTGAACATTTTTCTCTTCGTACTCAACAAAGAGGAACTGCAACTGATATTGTTAATCTTACTCAAAAGATGGTTGGAGACAAAGATATAAATGAGGTAAAACAACAACTTATAGAAAAAATAGAAACAGAATTTAAAAAACGTTTATCTTCCCTAGAAAATCTTAAAACACTGCCTATATCATTTACTAATACTGTAGTATATAAAATTATAAAACCTATTCTTGTTTCTCAAGGAACTAAATATAACTTAACCCTTCAAACCCAATCTACAGTAGGGGATACAGACGTTATAACTAATAAATATAGTGGAACTTTTTATTATGTTATAATAGATGATGATGTATTATTTACTATTAAGTTAGGAGACCAAGAAACAGATAATGATCTTATTAAAAAAACCCAATCCCATAACCTCCAAAAAAATCGCCCTGTTAAACCAGTAAAGATTCTTACATTCACTGATTTTGAATATCTAATCCCATTAGATGAACCAAATAAAGAAAAAATACTAATTAACCCTAATACTTTACCATATAAACTAAAAACCTCATATAGACCAGGTACTAATTTTACTCATGATGATTATGGAACTGGAACTATTGTAGCGGCCGCATCGGCTGGAACTAGATCAGGTGAACCTGATAGTAGAGGAATAGTTGATTGGATTGAAGTAGATTTTGGTAGACCATATGTTGCAGGAGGACAACTTAAAAAAACAAGAACTATAAAAAATGTATACACCTTAATTTCTCCTGATTTGGATGCTAGAGCAGCAGAATAAAAAATACTTGGTTCTTTAAAAAAACCTTTCTTATATTTAGGTTTAAACTGTTTAAATTAATTATGGAAGAAAATTCAAAAGTTATATCATCAGAAATTACTAATCGTGTAGTTACTGTAGAAGATCTTTTAAATATATATAATATATCTTTAGATAAATGGGAAATTGAAAAACAAGTTCTTAATACATGGGAAGTTGGTGCAAAAGGACCAGACAATAAAATTATTACTACTCCTTTATTTCAAGTAAAAGTTTGGTTAAAAAATAAACAAACTGAAATATTAAAAAATATTCGAGAAGAATTTATTGAAGACATTAAAAAACTATCCCCTAAAGTTGAAAAGATAAATTACAAACAAAAAGTAGATAAACACCCATTATTATTAGAAATTAATATATTTGATTTACATTTAGGTAAAATAGCATGGTCTGAAGAAACTAACCATGATTATAATTTAGAAATAGCAAGTACTATATTTAACCAATGTATAAATGAATTTATTGAAGAAACATCTAATAAAAATATAGACCGCATAGTTTTCCCTGTAGGAAATGATTTTTTTAATTCAGATAGATCTTACCCTTTTAATAGTACAACTAAAGGTACACCACAGGAAGAAGATGCTAGATGGCAAAAAACATTTAGATTAGGACGCCAATTGTTAGTAGATGCAATAAATAAACTTCAACAAATTGCCCCAGTAGATGTAATTATGATTCCTGGTAACCATGATTTTGAAAGAAATTTTTATTTAGGAGATTCATTAGAAAGTTGGTTTTACAATAATGAAAACGTAACTGTAGATAACTCCGCGAACCCTAGAAAATATTATAAATACGGCGAAGTATTAATTGGTTACACGCACGGTAATGAGGAAAAAGTAACAGACTTACCTTTAATTATGGCTAATGAAAAGCCTACTGAATGGGCGTTATCAACTTATAGAGAATTCCATTTAGGACATTTACATCATAAAAAAGAAATTAAATTCAAATCAACTGAAGAATACCAAGGAGTAATTATTAGATATTTTAATTCATTATCAGGATCAGATTCATGGCATCATAAAAAAGGGTATGTTGGGGCTAAACGCTCTGCTGAAGCATTACTGTGGGACAAAACTAAAGGATTAAAAAATAATATCTACTTTACCTTATGAAACCATCAGATTTAGTTACTCCTGAACTAATTCAATATTGCATTCAATTTAATACAATAGTTATTTTAGGTTATACTAAAACAGGTAAGCTTCCTATAGCTAGAAAAATTGCCCAAGAGTTAGATCGCCCTTTATTCATTTCAGATGAATATTTAAAATTAAAAGAACCATTAGATGCTTTTATGAGTGATATTACTTGGCATCAAAGAAGAGGAAATCAAATAATAATTGAAGGTACATTATGTTTTAGGTTATTAAGAAAAGGATTAGAATTGTCTAATTTTAATACTGATTTAATCATCAAAACTAAATGCAATGATGAAACAATAAAACATTTTTATAACCAAGATGGTGAAAATCATAAAATTAAACGAGCTCTTTCATTTAATCAAGGTTTAAATAAAATATGGGATGAATATAAAGGAATATTACAAACCAAAACATATAATGAAATCCCTAAATTCATAGAATTAGAAACCACACTCCCTGAATATTCATATTCCTCATAATATTTATCAGTATATTATGGTTAAACTAATCAATTTATTAAAAGAAATTACTGAAGGTAAACAAGTAGGAGATATATATCATTTTACAGATACTGATACTTTAGCTCTTATGATTAAAGAAAAAGGAGGAATAGTCCTAGACTCTTCTTATTCTAGTTTTGCAGCAGATAAGTATTACTCTTTTACCCGAAACCCAAACCTAGGAACACTCTCAGAAGAAAAACACCACGCTAGAATTAAATTAAATGGAGATAAAATGTCTGATAAATATAAATTCGAACCATACGCTGATATAGCAAGTGGTGAAGATTTATATTCTAAAAATGCTCCCAATTATGAATCTGAAGAACGAATTAATTCTAAAAAATATGGTGAAATTAATTTAACTCCTTATATTGAAGAAATAACCCTTATCAGTCCTGATAGTTTTAAAGAATATTTACAAAGTTATCATTATGGTACTAAATATTATGATGAAATTTTAAATGATTATAATTTTGTTTTAGACTGGATTAAATTTAAAAATATACCTCTTAAATTTTCCCAAGCTAGATCTACATCTTCTATTAGGAGAGCAGCAGAATAATATTTATAAACATGGAACGCCTAAGAAAATTAATAAAAGAAGTACTTTCCACGCCCCCTAAAAAAGATAGCTGCAATTGTGGTTGCCACGATTGTGATAATGTAGGTAATACTGGAGTAGTATTAAATGAAAGTTTAGTTAAAAAAGATATATTATCGGAAAATTTGCGTTATCATGTAGATAATAAATTACCACTAACCGAAAACACATTCCGTTATGGCTCTAAAGCATTCCTTAATTTATGGTCGGAAGCTCGTTACTTATATTTGCGTGAAATTATTCATGTAAATGATGATGATAAAGAAATTTTACTTGAAACTAATTTAGGTGAATATGGAATGTATGAAGGTAAAAAAGTACCTTTAGATTTACCCATGTTAGAGGAAGAACTTGAAGAAGCTAAAGACAAAAAGAAAACCCCACCAATTGGAAAACCAAAACGCGGTGGATCTAAAAAATTCTATGTTTATGTTAGAAATAAAGGTAAAATTAAAAAAGTATCTTTTGGAGACACAACAGGCCTTTCAGCTAAAATAAACAACCCAGAGGCACGTCATGCATTTGCAAAACGTCATGACTGTGCTAATAAAACAGATAGAACAAAAGCATCTTATTGGTCATGTCGTATCGGAAGATATTGGAAATCTTTAGGAGGTTCAAAAAACTTCTATGGTTTTTGGTGATAAAATATAAATTATGGAAAATTGCGCAAAATTAGTATCATTTTTAATGCATTCAAGAACACAAGCCCACGTGTTTCATTTACAAACAACTTCATTTGCTGAACATAAAGCTTT